TATAATTAATATTATATAACATCTCTTATTTAGATAAGATTTAAAAGAAAGTCAATATGAAATTTTTATTAGTTATACAAATCTGTTCTGTTATAGTGCAACAATGTACACAACCTGTTGAAGTAGGCAGATATAAAGATCATTATGATTGTGCAACTGCAGGTTTTATTAATGCTATGGGTGCTATAAGAGAAATAGGACCCGAAGAAGTAAATACTAATAAACTTTTAGTTAACTTTTCTTGTAAAGAACAAGAGTCTACTTAGGCTCTTTATCACTACAGTGATAACCAACAACAATCTCACCATTAAAAGTATGGAAGTAATGATTTTGCCGGGGTAAAGGATATTTTCTTTCGTGAGTAACTACGTGCTTATCCCAAAATTCAGCACAGGTATCATCAAATAGTTCTATCTTTAATATATCTCCCGTAGATAATATTAAAGCTATGACCAATCCTTTATAACTACCAATAAGTTCAAACATAGCTTATTATACCCTTAAAACACCCCTTTAAAAGGCCCTGAGAGGCCTCAGATTTGACGTTTAACATATTGTGGGTATATCTGACCCTACCCCCTAAATCAAGCTTGATTTTGTCATAAATAACAATAGTATTGACAAATATGGCAAAGTATCTTATCCTATCTTATGAAGACTTATCGTATCCAAGCTAGAGCTTTGGGAAAATATCTAGTGGATACAATTAAGGCTGACTCTAGCGACGATGCCCTAGATAAGTTTTCTAAAAAAGTTAATGAAGGTTCTGTAGAAATTATTAATGAAGATTTCTACAATAAAAAAATAACCTTTATAACATATGAGGAAATAAATGAGTCCAGTGAAACTCAATCTGTTGAAAAAACTTCAACACCTGGAACATAAGTGGTCATCTGAGTTAATGACTAACGGTTCTTGTACTGTTGAGATGTTGAGAACAGAAAATGATATTAGGTCTGTAAGAAATCAGATCAAGTATCAAGACATAGAAGAAAGTTTACAAGCAACAGCTTAGTTTAACTTTCAAAATTTAGAAAATTTCGCTTTTTCTTCTAGGATACCTGTCGGCGTACTTAACTCGTAGTGATTAATTATCTTTAAAAGTTTTGGTCTTTTAACTATCGAGTAAGGATAAATCATTTTAGCTACAGCAAAAGCTTTACGGTGAGATACTCTCCAACGCCATTGATCTTTTTTACCTATACCATAATTTTTTTTATAAGTGACACTACCGTGCTTAACTACATTTAAAAAATAATGTAGTGGCTCTATCTCAGTCATATTAATTTCCATAGTGATACCCCATACTTTTCCCATATTACCACTTTTATATTTTCTTGGATAAATTTTATATTGCACACATCCTTCTCCATCAAATAAACCTGCACAATAAGCAATGTGCTCAGCACTCAATCTATTTTGAATTCTATTATTTAGCATCGCCCCAGGATTTTCCTAAACCATATTCAACAACAAACGGTACTTTAAACTCAATTGCTTTTTCCATTGTTGATTTTATTTCTTTTGCTTGTTCTTCATTCTCAACATTAAAACATAATTCATCGTGTATTTGTAATGTAGGCAAGAAACCTTTCTTAGCACAATCTAACATTGCTTGTTTAGTTTGATCTGCGGATGATCCTTGAATTAATCTGTTCAAAGCTTTGTATGTGTACGCTCTTTTAATATTGTCTTTACCGTATTTAGCTATAGCGTTTTCATGCTTCTCTGCTACATGTAAACCAAAGTCTCTTGTTTCCCACATATCAAATCTACACTTTCTTCCTTTCTTAGTTCTAATCACACCTTTCTCTTGTGCTGTCTCCATACATTTGTCAGAAAGTTTTTTAACGAATGGTACCTTACGATTATACTTAGCTATTAATTTTTCTGCTTCTTCTTTAGATAAACCTAAACTGTTTGCTAATTTATTTTTACCCATACCATACATTAAACCTAAACCAATTGTTTTAGCTTGGCCTCTTTCTATACCTACCAGCTCAGCTATAGTTTGATGAAAGTCTGCCGATGCATTTTTATATGAATCTATTAATTCGTTTGATCCTTCGTAACCTTCTCCAATTGAAGCTGCATAGTGAACCGTCATTCGTGGTTCTTGTTGCGAGTAGTCAAAGCTACCCCACTGACAACCATCGTCCGGTATAAATAATGATCTTATCTTAGGACCAAAGTCTTTGTTCCTTGCCGGTATCTGCTGTAAATTTGGATTAGACATACTTAATCTACCTGATACAGTTCCACCTGAGTCTGATCTAAGCTGCTGTATCTCTGCGTGTATTCTTCCATTAACTTGATATTTCATAATAGATGTTAAGAAAGTGTTATGAAATTTATTTAGTTCTCTAGCTTGCAATATGAGCTTAGCTATCTTATGATTACAGTTAACCAACCAATTATGTGTAAATGAAGGTTCATTTGTTTTTTCAGTTCTTGGATAATCTATCCGAAGTTTATCGAAAGCTTTTGCTATTTGTCGAGCAGTCCATATTTCTACGTCAAATCCTGAAACGTTCTTTATTTCTGTTAGCACTTCTTTTTCTTGGAGTTGCATTGTTTTACGTAATGCTTCAGCACGTTCTACCTCTACTCGTACACCTTTTCTTCTCATCTTAATTAATAAAGGTAATAGTTCAGATTCTAGTTCCCAAACTGTACTTAAGCTTTGTGATAATATTTCTTGTTTAAATCTTTGCCATAATAGGAGCGTGAGCCGTGCATCTTGTTCAGCGTAAAATCCAACATGCTCTGCAGGTAACTTCCACATCTCTGCCTTAGCATCTACACCGTGAGATGCTGCAGCTTCTTTTAAATCTGCTTCTGCTTTTATTTCATTTAAGTAATCAAATGATAAAGAGTTTAATGAATAAGAAAATCTATTCTCATCTATCAGTGCGGCTGCTATCATTGTATCTATGATCTGACCATTTACTTTTATACCTGATGCTTCTAACCAACCTACATCGTACTGTGCGTTATGAAATATTTTAGGACACGGTAAAGCACAAACAGACTTCATATAATTTTTAACTTGTTCAGGTATCATATTGCCACCACCAAAGTGTGCAAATGGAAAGTATCCTTGCCAACCTTCTACAGCTACAGCAAAACCTACGATCTCTCCTTTACCTATGGCCCAACCTGCACCTAGCTTTTCGTTAATTCCATCGTCTCTTGTTTCTAAGTCGATGGCTATTTCTTTAGCATCACTTAAATCTTTAAACTCAGACGGCGTTGACCATATATGTTTTTTAAATGTCATTGATAATTGTAAACTCATTCTTGTATCATACCTTTTCTTTTTTCAATTAATTTTTTTAAAGCACCTATCAAACCTTTTTCCCAAATCCATATTTGGCCATAAGCACCCATTCTCAACCAACTCTTAGGTAACCAAACTTGAATAGGTTTTAGAATAGCTCCATATCGTAATGTTAATTCTCTAAAAGCACCTCCACTTACTTCGTGGATCTCAGCTAATATAGCTTTCTTACTTTGTCTAAGACCTTTAAATTTAATTAACTTATGAAAATAAAGTTCACATCTTCTCATTGTTGTTCAGCTTTCATTATTGCTCTTCCTATTTCTTCCGCGATTTGCGGGACGATAGCGTTTCCCAATCCTTTAAGTCTGTGTACTCTGCCGGGTACCCCATCAACCACTCTACCCACGTCGGGTTCAACACTCCAGAAGTTGCTCCTCTCTTTACTACCATCACATTTAAGTTCGTTCCCTTCCTGTTGAATTGACTTGGGCCTGCATTGTTCTTGCTGTCGTTTACTGTCGGTGTTGGCCACATTAACTTCACTGCTGCCGGTAACATTATTTGATTTCCCTTCTTCTGTATTTTCTCTGCGTATTCCCCCTTGTCGTTCACGTCCTGTTTCCACATTCCCTGTGTTGGTGTTGGCCATAGTCTCGGTTCTTGTACTTGATCCTGTAATCTCACTTGTATCTGTTGACCGCTCGGTCTTTTCAAATGTCCCTGATCCAATGCTTTCTGAATTCCTGGAAGATTGCTTCCCCCTGACACTGCATCGGGAGTTCGCCACAACCCAAATTCTTTCTCTTTTGTGCGGTGCGCCGACGCCGACAGCTGGAATATTGAACGTTTGTACTTCGTAACCTTCACTTTCCAAGTCAGTGCACACTGTTTCGAATACCAAGCCGTCTTGGATACTAACAATGCCTCGCACATTTTCGCCAATAATCCACCTTGGCTTAAACTCTTTAATGATTCTAAACATTTCTGGCCAGAGATGTCTGTTGTCATCTGTTCCTTTTCTACTTCCTGCGACACTGAACGGCTGGCACGGGAAACCACCCGTGATGATTTCGGGAGATTCAATTCCATCTGCTTTGAATTTTTCTTTGGTAATTTCTCTGACATCGCTATAAACTTTTATTCCATTCCATTTTTGTTTTAATAAATGCTGACAATACTTTTCAATATCACAAAAAGCAACTGTTTCAAATCCTACTTTTTGTAAACCTAATGCAAAGCCACCTATACCACTAAACAGATCTAGATGTTTCACTTATTGTATCCTCATCTTTTTTGTATTCGTATTTTCCTAGTTTATAGTCTTTACAATAACAATCACCACACAAAGGAAATCCTTTATCTATAACAACTGCTATCTTAGTACATTTAATACATGTTTTATCTTGCATATTTTTTTATAACATTCCTTGCAAAAATAAAGACAGTCATATGCAATATCCTTTTTATTGCAAGCAATACATTTACCTTTTGTTATCATCTTTTAATTTTAATATTTCCAATTCACAATAATGAATTATCTTTTGTAGATCTTCTATTTTATTTTTTGACAAGTACCTACAAACGTACTTCACAACGTTTCCCTGAAAGAAGCTGAGATTATTTTTAGAAATAAATTCATAGGGCTGAATGCTAAAAGATTTATAGTGACTTCCCCCTACCTGCCTCTCTTGTGGAAACACTTCATCAAACATATTTTTATTTGTCATTTTGTTTTTCCTGTACATAGATTAAATAATCCGAACCAATCGGATAGCTATACTTATAGTCAGTACGAAGTAAATGTAAAGACTTTTTTGCTCTTGTTGCACCGGTATACCAAACTTTACGTTCATCTGTTTTATCACTTTTGTTTTTTGTTTTAAAATTAGAAGGGTAGTTTGTCTTGCTATACATAACTACGTGATCTGCTTCATCACCTTTTACTGAATGTATGGTATCTATAATTATCTTAGGTTCAGCATCTAATTCTTTTTGACCATATCTCCTAAGCAATCTAATAAAATTTCTTGTTTGACCTGGCTTAAAGTTTCTTCTCAATATCCAATACCAAGGTTTATTTTTAGATTTATCACTCAAGTCTAAACCACACCATTGTTTAAGTTCTTCAAATCCATATTCCTTAAAGTCAGGTTCAGAGGACCAAAACTTTTCTGTTCTAAAGTTAGCTTCTGTTAGTTCTCTAATATACCTATATAAATTTTGTGCTTCTATTTTATTTAATTTTTTATCGTTATTAATCTTTGTCCAAGACTTAATTGCTCTCCATTGCTTCTCATCAAAGCATTTGTTTCCGTGATTATCTTTAAAGTATAGACCTGCATCTTTAGCTAACATTCTTAATTCATTTACAGTTGTGTTTATTCGACCCAAAATGAACCAAGTACCTTTCTCTTCATTAAAAGGTATCTTACTAAATTGCTGATAGCTTTTTACATAACCTTTTTGATTTGATGGTAGATAATCTTTTTCTATACTTCCTTCTATTCCTCTTCTTATAATTTGAGAAAAGTGATGTATAGCTTCTCCAAATCTTCTTGTCTTTCTTAATCTAACCTTTCTACCGGGAAAGTATTCTGTAAAATATCTAGAGTCTGCACCATTCCATTTATAAATACCTTGGTCATCATCTCCTGCTAAATAAATTCTTTTTACATTCTTAGACATCTTATAAATTACATCCCACTGTAGTGGTGTACAATCTTGTGCTTCATCTAATATTAATATTTCTAAAGATGGAAAGGTAACTTCTTTTACAGCTCTTTGAATCATATCGTCAAAATCTATAAATGGTTTTTGTTTACCGTGGGCCTTGTAGCTTTCATAGGTTTGTATTTTTCTCAAGAACACATCTATATTATCTTTCTTATATGATTCGCTCTTATATGCTTCAGTTGGATTTACTCTTAAGTTCCTTGCTTTACTATAAACTTGTAGTGACCAATCCTTATAAGTAAAGTCATCATCTGATAATCTAGTATCTGATCTTTTAACAATACTATTCTCTAATGCATAATCGATCATACAATCTTTAGGATCAAATACCTCTTCATCAAAGAATCTTCTGCAATACTTATGTAGAGTATTAAATCTATAAAAGTCATCTGATGAAAAATGAGGGAAGGCCTCTAGAGCTCTTTCTCTAGCTGTGTTAACTGCTTTGTTTGTAAATGATAAGAAGGCTATCTGTTGTGGCTGCACACCATTTCTTAGGTGACCTTTTAAAACTCTTTCAATTAAAGTATATGTTTTTCCTGTTCCTGGTGGCCCAAATATTTTAATTGTTTTTTGTTTTAAAGATTTTAAATAATTAAGTTCTGAATTTTCCTGTGTGGTATTCATCATCTAATTCTGAAATCTT